CATTTTATAGATATATTCTCAAGAGTGTTTAATATCCCTTATAATACTTGGATATATAAAAAAGATAGTGCTATAAAACTGTAAATCGCGGTTTAAAATGTCCTAATCCAAACAGTTTAAAATATCCTAACTGGAAACCTTAAAGTTAATTTCCCTTATTTAAGGGCTTTGTATCACTTAATAAAACCACAATATACCTTAAAATCAATCGTATTTTATAGCTAAGGTACTACTTAGGTACTAGCTAAGGTACTTACTAAAATAGTTTATTTGTGGGCTTTGTGGTTGTTAATACTTGAATATCAAATATAACTAAGGTACTAAAAATTATAAAACTTAAGAAAATATATTAATATTAAACGGTATTTAAAGAGTGTTTAAAAGCTATTTAAAGATGATATAAATAGCTACTAAAATGATCCATAAGATAGCTGATAATATGAAACGGTATTTATAGTGCTTAAAGTGAATCATATTATATTTGTATAGTTAGTAATTTTTTACCTATTATATGACAAGGAAATTGCGAGTTATTAGGGTCATATATTTCGGTTTCATACTTATCATTATCACTAATAATAAGAACCGTTCCATCTAGTTTAAACTGTAGTCTTTTAACTAGCAGTTGACCATCAAGCTGTAAAGCATATATTCCGTTTGATTTTTCTGTTTTTGATTCATCAATAACAACATAATCACCATCTTTTATAGTAGGCTCCATACTGTCTCCATCAACTTCAACTATTTTAATTTTTAATAAATCAGGTTTAGTTTTAAAAAATTTTTTATCTAGCATTATTTTATCAATAATTTCAACTTCGTAATTATAAACACCTTTTCCTGCACCAGTTCTAATATTCAGCATATCAACTTCATAACCTTTGGTATCGTTTGCATCTCTTTTGTTTTGTATAATATAATCATTATCTTCCATGCTGCCTTTACCAGTTAATAGCCACCAATCACTAATATGGCAAATTTCTGCTATATTAATTATCGTTGAAGCATTCGGTTCACTAGTATTCTTTTCATAATTTTGTAGTGTTCTCTTTGATATTTCTAACTTTTCTGAAAATGTATCAAGACTATAACCCCCATGTTCACGGGCTTTTCTTATCCTATCAGCAATCATTAATATCCTTTTATGGAAATTTATTACCACTTTTATTGACATTGTGGTAAATATTTACTATAATACTTTTACTGTTTAACTATTTTATAGAAAACTTCTTTTCAAATAGTACAAAAGGGGTTTATAAAAATAGATTAAATGAGTTATTTGAAAGTTCGGGTGATGTTTGAGTAAGTGAGTAAAAAACCATTAGTACGCCATGGAGGAAAATGGGAGTATGGAAGCTTACAAGAAGGTGGAACATATGGAACATCAGAGGGGATAAGATAGTGGTTGCAAACCCCTCATTGTTATTTTAAAACTTATTGTTAAGGGGATTAAATTTTAATCTTAGGAGATTGTTATGACACATAAAGAGTTTAAAAAAGCTTATAAAGCTGAAATGTATAAAGGTTGTGGAGATAATAAAGGTACTGTTGAAAGAGGAATAAACCCAACTAATATTCTATCAAAAAAGGATAAAAAAACATATAAAAATGCTTGGGTTCGTTGTGATAAAAATGGTAACATTATCAAAAAAAAGCCTAAAAAAGTAAAGAAATATCTTAAAAAGATAATGAAATATCAAAAAAAGATACTTGATCTTTACTAATCATCTTCAAAAAAATCAAATTGTTCATTTGATTTAAAATACGCTTTTGTGATAGTAGCTATATCTGTTCTATATGAATTTATTAGATACAAATCTGCCATAGGGCTTATTGTATCTTTATATGTTTGTGCAATAAAGGTATAAGAGTAATAAACAAATAAATCGTAATCTTTTTGCCATTTTTTTGTTTTTGCTCTTTGTGATGGTGTTTTTTCTATAAAAGAGATTATCTCTTCAAAGTTATTTGATGTAAAGTCTTGATGATCATCTTGATTGGCTAGTTTTTTTCTTAGGTCATCTTTTTGTTTTTGAGTTAATGACTGTTGTAACTCATATAAAAATTCTTTACATTTTTGAGCATACTTGTAATTTTCTATCATTGGTAAGTCCTTTGTTTATAGTTTTTTTGTGTTGGTCAATTATAACAGAGGGCTTACCAATATCCCCTTAGCAATAGGTTTAACCTATGTTCTTTTAAAACTTATTGTTAAGGGGATAAAAAACAAAAGGAGAGATTATGTCTTGGGAATGGTTTTTATTTTGGGTTATTATGACTGTGTGGTTGTTTGATGACTGATAGCCAAATATCGTGGGGATATTTAGCTATATAGGTTATTTCTTTTGATCGTTTGTATCACGTGTATCAGTTGTAGGCTGAATGGTACTTGTTTCTTTTGTTTTATCATCTGCCATATATTTACCTCCTTCATAGATTGATATTGATGTAGTAAAAATAACAGTAAATATAGTTAGCCAAGTGATTTTGGATAATATTTTTGCTCGTTTTTCAATAACTTTTGTAAAGTTATGGTCAAAGCTTCGATATGTTTCATTTACTAAGTGAGTTAAATACTCTTCATATGAGTATTTATCTTCTAAGAATTCAGGTTTATAGTTTCCGAACTTTTTGGTTCTACCAAGAGTGAGAGTATATAAAGATAAAACAATACCTATAATAGCAAAAATTAAAGATACGATAAAAGTCCATGATTGTATATGTTTTGAGTATATGCTTAAAACTATGATAATCACAGTCATATTTATCCATAAAAATGTCTTTAATAGATTTTTTTGTGTTGGTATAACTGAACTTATAGTTAAGTCTTGGTTTTTTTTAATTGTATCAAATAATACGCCTAACTTTTTTGCTTTTAAGTTTTCCATATTCAGTCCTTAGTGTTTTTATTCTTAAGTCCTTTGGTATTTGAAGTTGTTGCTCTCTGATTATATCAGAGGGCTTAAGAATATCCCCTTAACTATAGGTTTAAAAGGTATTTAAATCTAATTTAAAAGGAGTTTTTATGTCAATGACTTTAACAGATAAGATCAAAGATGATTATGGAACAGTGAAAAGATTTTGTGCGAAAAACAATATCAACTACAACACTTATAAGCAGGTTGTGTATCTTGGTGCTACATCTGCACCTATTGCAAAGATATTGATAAAACATAAATATATCAAAAGTGCCGATGAGCTTAAAAAGGCTTCATAATGGCAAATATATCCAATGCACTAAAAACAGACCTTACGGAGATGCTTAAATTCGCAAGGGAAGAGTACATAACTTTTTTTAGAACTAAAAATCCAGAGATGGCTACATACTGGGGAGCTGTTTGTTTAGATTTAAGAGCTAGGATAAGCAAAATAGATGTAAATGAATATCATCAGAAATCTTTAAAGCTACTAGAGGGACTAAGATGATTCAGAATAGTAGCTTGAGGATACCTGCTACAAGTAGTACAGAGCCTAAAAGTATGAAAAATATCCCTTTAAAAGATGGTGTGAACTTTTTAATAGTACATAGTATGCCATATTCTGGAGACCTTGTAAAATCATCTTTAAAAGATAGTATCGCTCCAAGACTTAAAAACATAATACCAAGTGATAAAAGTTGTACTGTGTTGTTATCTATCCCTTGTATTGGAGAGAATAAAGAGTATAGGAATATAAATAAAGAGACTATAAATAACATGGCTTTCCAATCCTTTTCTATCTTCATATCTTTTAGATACTTAAATAAATTATCCATTGTTAAGTCCCTGTTTTATTATTTTGTTTTTGTGGTTATTAGCATAATAGCAAACTGGGACTTAGCAATGTATAACAAAGGTAAAAACTTATGACAAGTAAAGAAGTAGCTAGTTTAGTTGGTGTAAGCCATGAAGCAGGTCTTATTAGAAAAAAAACTAAAAAAGCCCTAGAATCCAACCAAACCCATATCACTATCAAAGGTTTCACTTTTAACTTTGAAGTGGTAAGTGGTGCTTATGGTAAGTCTTATAGGTATAGTGAAGCTACAGCACCAAACACTGCTGCTAAAAAGAAAAAAGTATCTATCTCAAGTATAGATATATCTGAACTACCTGATATAAATATAGATAAACCAACAACAGCAGAAAAAAAAGAGTTAGTAGACTTCTATAAAAGAGGTAAAACTTCCTTAAAAGCTATTGCCACAGCTTATAATATTGTGTTTAACAACAAATATAATCTTATGAGCTTAGAGCGAAAATTTAGAAGATGGATAGATACATTTTCTAAAGAGGGGATAGAAGCCTTAGAGGATAAAAGAGGTGGAAACAGAGTATCTAAAGTAAACCATGAGATGTTTTTAAAATCTTTAGTTAAAAATGGGAATATGCTTACTTATTTTAGTAGATATTGTTTCTTTTGGAATGAAGCAAATAATAAACCTCATGATATATATAACCCAACTTCAAATATTTCATATAGTGGGTTCAAGGGGTATTTTAATAAGCATAAAAAAGATCTTGAAGTGTTAGCTCTTACAAGAGGTAAAGACTTCTTGGATGATATGGTTCCTACATTTAACAATGCAAAATACTTTGACTATCCTAATGAACAATGGCAGATAGATGCTACTAAGATTGATATTATGGCAAAAGTGCCTGTATTTGATGGAGAGGTTGATTACTTTAGTAATTGCCAAAGTGATGAGTATAGATTAGAAAGATTTACTCTTATAGGTATCGTTGATATGTTTAGTGGTGCTAGAGTATATGAACTATTTACAAAAATGAATAGTTACAGTGATGCAAGATTGCTTAGAAAAGCAATACAGCAGCTTGGTATGCCTGAGGTTATAAAAGGGGATAATGGTAAGGACTATGTATCTAACCACTTCCAAAGTGTACTGGGTCAATTAGGTATTACATACTGGGCTGCAACTCCATATAAAGGAAGTGAAAAAGGAAAGATTGAGCGAGGTTTTAGAAGCTTACAACACAATCATCTTTTTGAAAATCTTGCAGGTTTCACAGGTCACAGTGTACTACAAAAACAAATAATCGAAAATCAAGCTACGAAAAAAAGTCAAAGAAAAGGCTTACCAACTACTTTAAAAGAAGAAATGATGTGGTGGTGGGAACTAGGCTCTTGTGTAGATGGTATCGTAAATCACAGATTTGAAAAAGAGTTTGCATCACACAATGTAGAGATAGAACTTGATCCAAATTTAAGTAAGAAACTTGGAAAAAGAAAAGAACATAAAGTCCACAAAGAGGGAATTGCACTTAATAAAACATACTATAAAAGTACAGAGCTTTGGAGTAAAGCTAAACTTGGAGATAAAATTCTAGTGATAGAAGATATAGATGATATGGATAAAGCTTATGCTCTTGTAGGTAATGAGTTTATAGAGCTTCTAAGTGATAAGAAATTTGAATCTACTCCAGAGATCGCAAAAGCAGTGAAAAGAGACTACAAAAAAAGGATTAATAAAACTATTAAAGATATTGCCAAAAGCGGTGAAGATGACCTATCTAAGCTTCAAAAACTTCACAAAATCAAACTTACAAGCGATGATGGGTTTGTAAGAGCCAACCAAGAGGATGATGCGGTCAAATCTCCTTACAAAAATAAAAAAACTAAAACCTCTAGGTTGGTTCCTACAAGTCCAACTTCGGCAAATGATGCAGATGTTGACTTTTTAAAATTTGTAAGGAGTGTATCATGATCGATAAAGATCATTTTAGAAAAGAGTTTAAAAACTTTTTAAAAGAAAATAGCTTGACTCAAGCTGTAGTTTGTAGAACTGTAGGTGTAGCACCTGCACAGATAAGTACATTTTTAAACGGTGGTTACAAAGGGGATGAAGATGCCTTGATGGAAAAGCTAAAAAAATATAAAGATAGCTTTTCAATCAAAACAGTATCTAAAAAACTTCCTTTTGAAATAAAAGAAACTATTGACTTTAAAAAAGCAACCTTTATCGTGGATGAAGCTCTAGTGAATAACGATATGGTGGTACTTTTTGGAGATGCAGGAAGTGGTAAAACAACTTTTGCAAAAGAGTATAGTAAAAAATATACCGAGGTTAGATTAATTGAACTTATGCCGGGAACTACTATCAAGTTTCTACAAGCTCAAATTTGTGAAGCAATAGGTATTACACCTGAGTCAAATATCCCAGCAACTACAAAAAAAATAGCAAAAGAGATGACAAAAAACGATATAGCTCTTATGTTTGATGAAGCTGAACAGCTAACAGTAAAAGCTTTAGAGATGATAAGAAGAATATGGGATTTAAGTGATTATGACTTCCCTTTAATTTTTGTAGGTACTCATGTACTTATCAATACTTTAAAAGGGAGTAATGGAGAGTTGCTACAGCTTTTTTCAAGATCATCTGGAAAACATGAATTTAAAGGCTTAAGAGTGGATGAAAAGAACGGTATAGATGAGTTTGAACTATTTTTTGGAGAGTTTGCCAATGAGATAAAGGGATATACTACTCACCTAAGACGAGCAGTAAATCTATTCAAAAAAGCAACTAGATTTGCAACTATGGACAATCAGCCTTTAAGTGCAGCACATATCAAATATGCTTCAACTATGGTGTTTTTGGATTAGGATAGAGCAATGACAGAAAAAGAAGCAATTGCAAGACTAGATAAAGATGATTTAACAGATTTAGATGTGGTTTGTATTATTTGCGATATTTACAATTACTTTGAAAATAAAACTTGTGATAGTTGTAAATATTTTAAAAAAGGAGATTCATCGGCTGAATTTCCTTATGATGATAACAGTTGTGAATATATTGGATTATGTGTAGATGATAAGTTTGGTTGCAATAGATGGGAATCTAAATAATGACACAAAAACAAAGAAACTATAAAAAAGCTCTTATCAAATCTATCCACACAAGCCCTTTATACAATGAGGTTTACAAAGAGGATAGAGAGCTGTATGAGACTATGTTAAATAATAGATACGTTGTAAAAAGCTCAAAAGATTTAGAGATAGATCAACTGATCGATCTTAATAACTTTTTAAATAAAAAAGAGAGCAAAACCACTTTAAAAAAGGTAACAGGTATCACAAAAAATCAACTCTCTTTTATCTTAACTCTTTGGGAGAATAACAGTATGCATAAAGATATGTTTAGTCTTCTAAAAATAATTAAAAGAGTTACAAAAAGAGAGATAAGCTCTATAGAGGAGCTTACCAAAAAAGAAGCAGGTGTGGTTATAGCTAGTATAAAAAATATGAAGCCTATAACTGCGGCAAACAATACCAACTATAAAGGATAAATGATGAAATTTCAAGCAATGATTTTAGATGATAAAGAGCAAAAAGGAAAGCAAATTTCACTTGAAGAGTTAAAAGATATGTTTAAAAATATCAATTTAAATCCAAAACTAGCTAATAAAAATAGTACAAAAGAAAACACAATAGGACATACACAAATATCTACAGATAATTTTTTAAGACTAAATCAATCATTAAAAAAGTGTTCATAGAGTCCATTTAGGTGGGCTTTATTGAGTGCTTTGCACTACAAAAAATATACAGGAGGAACTATGGGAACAAACAAAAAATTAGGACTAAGTGTCCCAGCAGCAGTTGCCATTGATAAGGATAATAAAAGAGAAAAAGAGGCTAAAAAAGCCAAAAAGAAAAAGAAGAAAGGAAAATAGATGTTAAATATTAAAATCGGAAGATCAATAAATGATCAAAGAAATAAAAAAATAGAAGACAAAGTAAGTAAGTTTGTGTCTTTAAAAACTGAACAAAAAGAGATTAACGATCAACTTAAAGAGATTCAATCAGATCTAGGTGCATTTGGTAAAACTGAGCTAAATGATAGCGATGCAGCAAGTATCACTTTAATTGTTGGGGATGATGCTGTAAATATCAAATATGACTGGGATGTAAAAGTAAAAGATGATGAAAAGCTTAAAAAGGTACTAGGAGATAGATACCAAGATTTAGTGTCAATTAAAACAGAGATAAAGCCTGTTGCAAAATTAAAAGAGATGGCATTAGAAGATGATGGTCTAAAGCTATGCCTTGATGTTAAAGAAAAAGCACCAGCTTTTAAGGTTGCCTAGCATGGCAAAGGTTGCTTTAGTAGTAGGACATTCTCAAAAGGACCAGGGGGCTAGAAATAGCTCCTTTGATATGAGTGAGTTTAGGTTCAATGAAAAGTTATCAAAAGATATAGCTCATAGATTTTTTGAACATAATATGGCAGATGATATAGGTATAGTTTATAGACAAAATGGACTAAAAACCTTACCTGATGAGATAAATGCTCTAAATCCTGACCTAATAGTAAGCTTACACGCAAATGCTTTTAATAGTGAGGTAAACGGTTGTGAAATGCTTTATTATCATAAATCTACAAAAGGTAAAGGGGTGGCTAGAATTTTCCAAAACACTATTGTAAATCTTTTAGATAATAAAGATAGAGGCTTAAAGCCTTGTAGTTCTGAAGATAGAGGCGGTTATCTGCTTAGGTACACTAAAGCTCCTTGTGTCATATGTGAGCCTTTTTTTATAGACAATGATACAGACTATCTTAATGCTAGATCAGCTTTAGATGATGGTTCACTTGCAGATACATACTGTGAGTGTATAGATAAAAGTTTAAAATATTTAAAACATGGAGAATAAAATGACAGTAAAACAACTAATAGAATATTTAAAAAAGATGCCTCAAGATGCCGAGGTTAGAGTTATGGAAGAGAGTGATTGTTTAGAGCATCCAATCATTCATGTTGAGCAAGAGAGTGGAGATGTTCGTATAGAGTATAGATATACAGATGATTAGTAGTTTTATAGAGCTCACTTCGTGGGTTCTATTAAGATTATTGAAAGGAAAATATATGAGTTTTATGAGTATTCAAACAGGCGATGAAAAACAAGATGCAGCATATGAGAAGATGAAAGCTCATGTATCTAGTTTTGATAACTTTGAAAGTTTTTACAGCTACTTTTTAAATATCGTTAAAACGGATGATAAGGAGCATTTAAACAAATGGCTTTTAAAAGTACTGTTTGTTGAACTCAAATACAATAATCAACCACAAGGAGAGGAGTTACACACTTTTCAAGGAAAGGGTTTACATCCTTTTGATGAGCTTTTAGAACTAGTTGATAGTGATGAAAAAGAAACTTTAGAAACATGGCTTTCTAGTAATCTAGCAGCCCTAAGGAAATAATTAAATGTGGTGTCCCAGCTGTGCAAGTGAAAACTCTAAGGTATTAAATACTCAAAAAGGTCCAGTAAATGAAAGATATCGTAGATGTAAGGATTGTGGCTTTACTTTCTTAAGCATTGAGCAATTAAAAGTTGAAAGTCTATGGTTTGAGTACGCAAAGCATATTATTGAGACGGAAGCACCAGAACATGTAAAACAAAAAATAAGAGGAATGTTAGAAAAAGAGGGTATTGATCCTAGGCAAGGGAGTTTATTTTGAAGAGGAGTTTACTATGTTAATATCGATTGAAGCAGCGGCAATACATTTAGAAGTAAACAATAAAGAATATATAACAAACTCAAATTTTAAATATCATAACTTTATCGTGTATCATAAAAATAGAGATAAAATGTTTAATATAGCCGCATACAATAAAGCTATGGCTAAAAAGCAAGAAGAAAGAGACTTTTGTATCGATATGGTAAATTTTGCCAAGTTTGTTATAAATATGATTAATAAAGAAGAGTTTTATAAAAAAATTCCAACAAAAAAAAGAGTATTAGTAAAAAATGGTTTTAAAGTTAGTAGATTTTCTCTATCCATAGCAGGGCTTATTAAAGAAACTTTTAGTGAGTGGCTAGAAGACTATAAAAACTATGAAGAGCTTGAGGCTGATGAAACACAAAAGGACCAGGAGCAAACAAACTATATCCCTTTTGATCAAAGAGAACCATTAACAAAGCAATATCTACTAGATAATTACTGGGCAAGAAAAAAGAGTGCTCCAGAGATAGCAAAAGAGCTAAATGTACCAGAAGGGTGGGTAAGAAATGAGATCAAAAGACTTGGTATGCAAAAAAAGCAAAATGGTATCAAGGTAAAAGGTCATAGAAAAGGGTATGTGATGCCTAAAGATGAAAGGGCAAAACACCAAAACCAACCCCACGCTAAGCCAGTAGTACAAATATGCCCTAAAACTTTTAAAATAGTAGCAGAGTATAACTCTCAAGGTGCAGTTGAGCGATATGGGTTTAGAAGAGAAAATGTAAGAAAATCTATCAAAAACGGTGGACTTCATAAAAATTACTTATGGGCTTTTAAAGGTATGGAAAAAGCGATAATATCAGTCGCTATCAAAAGAGGCAATATCGATAAAAAGCTACAGGCTTTAAACTATAAACAACCCTCAAAATCTGAACTAAAAGACCTCTACATAACAGCAAATATGACACTACAAGAGTGTGCAGAAATTTTTAAATGCAGCAAAACAACTATAGCTGTTTTAGCTGCTAAATACGGACTAAAAAAACGAACTGGAAAGATAAGTGAAGATGAACTTAGAAAACTATATATAGACCAGGGACTAAAAGCAAAAGAAATAGCAAATATGACTGGATATACAAAAAGCTCTATAGCTACATATCTAAATAAATATGGGATAAAAAGAAGTGCGTAATTACTTAGGTAAAAAAACAGCTTCAGGGATGCCTCATTTTATCATCTCCAAAATGCCAAAGCATGATATATACATAGAGGCTTTTTTAGGAACTGGCTCTATTATGAAACTAAAAAAGAAAGCTCATGTAAATATAGGGATAGAAAAAGATACAAATGTAATACAAAAGCTAGATTTTGAGGAGAGGTACCACATAGTTAATGACAACTCATTAAAAATACTTTCATCACTCATAGATAAATATAGCTCTATGGGATCTATCTGTATATATTTAGACCCACCATATTTACACGAAACTCGCAGCTGCTTACATAGATGTAAATATCCTCATGAGTTAAATTTGGAAGATCATGTAAAACTGTTAGAGTTGTTGTGTACCATAGATGAAGAATATGATAATGTTTATCTGCTACTAAGTGGATACAAGAGTGAGCTTTATATGTCTATGCTTCATGGTTGGTCATACTTTGAAACTCAAACTATGAGCAGAGGTGGTAAAAAAATTGAGAGCTTATGGTGCAATTTTGACCCAACAATATATATCAAGCATGATTATAACTATGTAGGATCAAACTATACTGATCGGCAAAGAATCAAAAGAAAAGCACAGAGATGGGTTAAAAATCTTGAAGCTATGCCATTAGATGAACGGATGTTTATTTTAAAAGAGATCTTTCATAGTTATAATGATCTCTGCTCCAGTATAGATAAAAATACCTATAGCTCATGTAAGATTTATTATCCTGTTAAATATGTGGAAGAAAATAAAAAGGAGAAATGATGTTAAGACTAACAAGAGAATTTGAAGAAATAATTGAAAGATATGGAGCTACATATTTAAACAAATATGGGATAAAAAGAAGTGCGTAAAAGTGGATATATAGCCACTTTTAGATAAAATATATACCAATAAAAAGGAAAAAAGATGGGAATGAATAACATCAAACTGTTTAACTGTTATGCAGCTAGAATTATGGCTTTTTTATACGAGAGCTTTCCTGTAAAGCAACACTTTCATATAAGTGATTTTGTGGGAAAATGTGAGCTTAAAGCGATAAGTGAAGATTTAGATCATGAGGCTATAGCTTGTAATACTTTAGTATTTTTAAAAGAAAATGGTTTTGTAGATTACTCTGGAGGTGATAATATGAACTGTCTTTTTTCTCAAGTAACTCTTACTACGAAAGGTTTAAGTGTACTTTCTCAGCCTATGCCTGAATCTATCACAGAAAAAAAGACTCTAGGGGAAAACCTTACGGAAGTAGCAAAAGAAACAGGAACAAATGCCATGACAGATGTAATAACAACTGCTATGGTAAGTAGCTTGAAGATGTTTGGGTAGGTGGTTAAATATGAGTGAAAATATAGTAAAAAAAACAGCTAAAGAACTTGGGATGACTTATAAGCAACTTGGGGAAGCAATAGGATATAAAGAAGGTGCTTTAAAAAACGCTATTACTACAGATAAGATTAGTGAACCTATGCAAAAGGCAATTGAGCTTTATCTTGAAAATTTAAAACTAAAAGAGAAACTACAAAACACAAATAATTTCAAACAACATTTAAAAGACTTTTTAAACTCTTAAAAGTCTTTTATAATCACTTTTCAATAAAAACCAACACTTTAAAACTACTTTTACACTTGACAAAAGTTTTTAATACTGCTAATATTTCAAAAATAAGTCGTTTAAAATGACTTTTTAAGGAGTATTTATGCAAACAATCGTAAAAAAATTTGAAGATAACTTGGAGTTACACCTAATCCCAGATGATAACTTTGAGTTTCTTTTAACAAATCAAGAAGCAGCTTTAGGCTTTGGAACTAAGACAGATGTTATAAGACAACATAAATCATCAAACAAAGATGAGTTTATTGAAGGTAAACATTTTGTATTAGGAACAAGTTTTAACCGTGAGAAAATCTCACAGTTGAATTTGAAATCAAATAATATCAAAAATCAAACTTTCTGGACAAAAAGAGGCTTAGTCCGACTAGGCTTTTTTATCAAAAGCCAAGAGCTAGAAAGTTTAGAGATTGGTGTGAGGATCTGATCATCGCTTCAAGTGAGACAAGAGATGAAAGTATCATTATCCCAGATACAAAACCATCAAAAACAATTCCTGTAGAAAAAACATTTAAATGGTTTTATGAAAAGCATAAGACCATAGATCCAAACTCACAGTTTTTTATAGAGCATAATAAAACAAGAGCTTTAGCCTATGCTTGTCCAGAGTATGGATTTTTGATAAAAAATGATGAGTTAGCAAGACTTTTAGGAGTGTCAGCTTCTACACTTAGAGTAGTAAAAAAGTGGCATATAGATAAACTAGTCTTAGGAAAACACTTCATAAGGTTTGGATTTTCACAACTTATGTGGTGGACAAAAGAGGGAGCTGGATGGATAGCACTTCATAGTGGAGATGGAAGTTTTGGAAAATATCTTCTTGAGGGTGATTTTGATAGAGACTTCTCATCAGATATGCAAAGATTACAGTTAAATAGTTATGATCTATTAGATAGAACAAATGAACTAACGGAGGTGTAAAATGGAAGATAAAATTCAAAAAGTAAAAGATGGGGTTTTAATCCCTGTAGATATTTATGCAAAAATAGGAAATAGTATCGCCGATCTAAGTTCAAGACTCTATTTTTTAAAAAATGCCCTAAGAGATATTGATGAAAACATGCCTATGATGGAACAAAACCCAGTATATGGGCTAGATGTTTTTATGGAAGATATGCAAAAACAAGCTGATAATCTATATGAAGAGTTGATAGATGTGTAGGATATATCAAGAAACTAAAGAGGATAGCTACTCCTCTTTAGCCCATAAGATTTTAGCTTTTCAGTGCAAAGATAAGGTATATCAAAGCTATAGCTATATATCCTATGAAATGAACATTAAATTCGGGAAGCATGTTCACCCCTAATTCTTTTCTAACCGCATAACCCAGCCAAACAACCATAAAAAAAGCCCCATCTAAAGATAGGGCTTTGAATTAGGATATGCTTCCCGAACAATATCCATACTGAAGAGCTACTTCATTAAAAACATTATAAATACTATTTGCTTAATATAAACTAAAAAGGTATTATTACCTCAAAACCCCATCTATAAACCCATCTAAAGCTTTATCTATCTTTTTATTCGTTTCTGGAGCTAAATTTTCATTCTCATCTATAGGGAAAAAGGCTCTTTTAGGGATATTTGAGCCTCTTCCACTTTTCTTTTTGCTTCCATATTGATGAACCGCTGGGTAAAGATAGCCTGTATCACTTACTGCAGTTACACCTACATTTGCCACTTTTCCTGTAATCACAGAGTAAAGTGAGCCTTGCATAACATGACTTGCACTATCAAGATGATTATAAGTTTTACTGTCTTGATTTACCCAAGGTTTTCCCCAAGGATCAGTCTCAGTTTCAAAAGCTCTTCTAGTGTCATTTTTAACAGGTCTTGCAACTACCTCTAATAGGTTTTGTTCATCAATATGTGATAATCTTTGAAAAAGACTATTCACCTCTTCATATCCTTCTTGCTTTAATTGAGTTTGCATTTTATTATCCTTTTGTGTTATAATTCTTTTAAGACTGTTGCAAGGAGACAAAAGTCGTGATGCGATGGCAAATGGGGTTAGTCTCCCAGGATTGGTCTTAAAGTGGCACAAATCACGAGCCACCCCCTTGCAACATTTTATATTTTTTTTGAAGTTTCTTGATTTCTCTATCTATATTTGATCCTAAATTTACTAAGCTTACAACATATATCTCATTCTTGTCTTTTATGTTTTTTATCGCTAATCTATACCCATTGCCAAGTTTTTTTACTACTATATATGTTGTTTCTTTTTGTTCAAAAATATACTTTTTACCCTCTAGCAGCTGAGGAATCAAAAAATAGTGAAAAGCACTCACATCCTCTCTATCTAAATGAGACTGCACCGTGTCACGACTAAGTAGTACTCTTTTATTCTCTCCAAAAATATCACTTTTACAAAGCTCTACCTCTTTTGTTTTGTTTGTTTTACTAAACAGTTCTTTGACCGCAAGATAAGTTACTAATCTATCTTTTAAGGTTTTTGTATCTTTTTTATATTGATTCCCCACCATGGAGGATAGCTTTTTATGACACGGATTTTTACCTTTTGCATTATCTTCTTTACAAGGTTTAGCAAGATCTTCTACTTTTTGTTTATATACGTTTTGTGTATTATCAGTTTTTCCTACATGATAAGCCCAGTCTTTGTGGGCTATATTTTTGGGTATCCCCTTATATATCTCCCATCCCTCATCTTCTATTTCACTTTTTGTATGAGCTGTAGTGTAGCATTTGCAGCCCCACCCATTTGGGGGATAGTTTGTATCCCACCAAATATGATCTTTGTGTAAGATGATTCCATGTTGTGCTTGATGGTCTTCACGCCTGTTGCCATGTTGTAATGCTCCATATCTTAGATAAACTGCATTGATAAATCCTTGTTGCTGTTTGTATCTACCTTGAGCATAAGCAACTTGCCGATTTGTAGCTAGGATATTTTTAAGTCTTCTTGATCCTATATAGACTTTTTTAACCTCTCCTGTTTTAGGGTTGGTTATCTCTTGCTCACCCCACCATCCCTTTTTTTGTAAAATAGGTTTTAAATCCTTTTTAAACTTTGAAAAAGGTGTGCCTTTTGCTATGGCTCCACTGACTGCATCTTGCAAATCTTTTAGTAGGTCCAGCCTTGTAACTTTAGCAACTGTAAAAGCTCTATGATGAGCTGAATACAAAAGCTCATCATAATCATAAGTTAGAGTTAGTCCTTTTGAAGCAAGATACTTAACGATACTATCAGGACTAAGAGGATTAAAGTTAGGCTTTGCACTCACAGCTTACTCTTTATCATTACCAGCTTCTACAGTTCCATCTATACTTGAGCTAATTCCATTTTTTATTAAAATCTCTTGAAGTTGGTTAAATTCCATATAATTAAACTCTTCTAATATCTTAAATTCTATATCTTCATAAGAGTTACACTCATGTAGGATTGACACCACATAAGCTAAAAGCTCCACTTCTAAAGCTTGTGTATTATCTTTATTTTGTGCAGCGTTTAGCTCTATATGATTATCTTCTTTTGGAGGCTCTGCTTTAAACTTTATACCCTTTATATTGAATATTCTCTCCATTTCCTCTAGTGGTACCACATAGCCAGAACTGGAAAGGTTACTGACAGTCTCACTTTTTACTTTCATCTCATCATGGCTTTTTTCTTCAGGGAGAATAAATCCAAACTTTACAGGTGTAAAAGTAGCTAGATTCAAAGCTAAGATTTGATTGAAAAATATTGTTATAGTTTTAGATAGAAGCTTTGCATCACTTCGTACCTTTTCCATTAATCTTTCATCGTGAACCTTACCAAGAGCTTGAGACCCAACTGAATCATTTGTGCTGCTAAGCGTTCCACCAAGGATAAATTTATCCATGATCTTATCTATATATAATATAGATTTTTCAAAGTCCGCTTTTGAGTTGAACTTTAAAGTATCTATCTCTATACCGTGAGTAAACATACCCACACTAGTACTCTTTAGCTCCATCATTTGCCTAAAAAGTGAATTTGCTTTTTTCTCATCACTCAAATCATCCACTTTTATAATTAAAGGAGGTATAGCCGCTTTATCAAAAAACTCAAGATTTAAAGTGATAATGGTATGTTTTAAAATTGCAGACCATAAAAGCTTATATGCTATAGAGTTGTTTTGCAAGATTGAATTATCTACATTATGTCTATGTATGATCAATCTATTTTTGTCTATAGATTTTACATATAGTTTTTTATCGCTACCTGTTTTAAAGTAAAGGTTTGTTTCTTTGTCCTTTACCTCTTCATGAAGTAAAGTAGGGAAAATAGCATTATAAGACTTTGGCAACACTAAAGAGTCTTTTACCTCATATACTATATTTTGCAAAGATATACCATAGTAAGTATCATTTGCTATAGCCCTTATAAACTCATCAAAAGGAAAATTTTCTAAAACTTTTTTGATGATCTTTTCCTCTTTTGTCTCAGCTTCAAAAGTAAAAGGAAGAGACAAAAGTGCATCTCTTCTATTTTCTAAGCTACCACTCATATTAAGATCACAGTTTAGTATTTTTTGATAAATAGAAAGCAGTGTATTAAGATCATTTGAACTTATAGCACTTTTTACAGTAGAGAAACTTATAAGTTTAGCCTCTGTATCTCTATCTATTTGCAATGTTATAGGTCGCCCAAATGCACCTTTTATTTTGTTGGTTACATCTTTAACCGCTTTTTCAATTTTATTCTTGTAAATCTTATCAAACATCTTTATCCTTTTTTTATATTTCCAAACCGTGTTTAAATTATGTTTAACTCGCTCATAAACTGTTTAACTATTTTTTTTCGTACATTGACTGTCTTTTGTGTTTTTTAGCTGTATTTGCTAACTCTAAGCGTTCTTAAGTCTCTAAAAACTTTTTTAACTATCTTATAATCGATCGCACCTTTACTTTGAAGTCCTCTTCTTGCCATCTCTGTAGCATCTAAAATATCTACATGTGGAGCTTTAGGATAAGTATCCATCTCTTCAAGTAACAAAATATCATCTTCACAAACCCAGATAGTCTCATCTTCAAAAAGTGGAGCTAAAGTTTCTATTCTAAAAAACTTATCTGCACTGTTTCTAATCTCTTTTATACTCATAAACACTTCTTGCTTTTTAGCTTCAGCTTTAAGTACATCTTTATAGAATTCTTGAAACTGTACAGTTTCAATACACATAATTGTTTGAGCAATAGCATCGTATTTTTTATACAGTTTTACAAATCTATTGAGCAGTTGAATAGGCTTTTTCCTGTATCCAAAAGTTTTGAGATAAAATCTCTTTTCGCTAGATCTATAACCTAAAATAGCCACACCAAATAATGCTCCGTTCTTTTTTCCAAGAGCCGGATCAAGCCCAATTGCATACATATCACACTTTGGCATTTCACCTTTGTAAGTTCTATATTTTCCAAATACTGCATTTTCTTTAGCTAATGGCTGCATCTGATACTCACTGTAAAAACTATCAGAATCTTCCAAATACTCTAAAAGAATCTCATATCTATCTAGTGAAGTATCATCTAACTTCATCCCTTTTATATCTGATCTTTTTACACTCTCTTTTGTGATTTCACTTAAATTCTCTGGGAATTCAAGAACTAGTGGAAATATAAAGGATTTAAAATCTTTTCTTTTGCTCACCCTTGCTGTTAAACCATCATGATGTAGTCTTGTACCAATTACAAATAAGTGGTAATTTGGGTTTTTTCTTCTTGGTAACTTTTTGATTGCTTTATTAAACCATTTATAAAGTTTATCCCTTTGATCAACTGCTTCTATATTCTCATCATTTTCAATATCCCCAGCAATAATTAGATCAGGTCTAAATCCTAACCAGTTTGCACCTCTAATTTTTTTACCAGCACCATACACTTTTACTCTAAACTTTTGAGAACCTCTTTTAAAAACAATTTCTGTTTTCCTCCAGGTTAAACCTATCTTATCCCCTGTGGTAATATCAAAGTCATGTACTAAATTTACATTCTCTTCTAGTTCTGTTTTTATAAAGTCTAAAGTCTCTTCAGATACATCTATAGTAGAAGATATGATGGCTGTGTTTCTTTTTTCCCCTTTTATTGCATTAAGCCAAAGGACTAAAAGTCTCTCAAGCATAGTTGTTTTTGCAGCACCTCTGTATGCTTCAAACTCCAAGTTTCTATATCGTTCAAAAAGGTTTTGTATATCACTATAAATAAAATTTCTAAACTTAGAGGTTTCTCTCTCTTGAAAATCCACATGATGAGGGAAATACGTATCAACTGCATACTTAAAGTCTTCCTTAGCTCTTTTTACTCTTTCCTCTTTACCACCCTCAGCTAGGCGCGGAGCATTTACTAAGAGCTGCTGTATCTCATCCAGTTCTTTTTTATGCATTGCTTATAATATCCTCTACGATTGTCTCTGCATTATCTTTTAAAAACTCTGCTACTTCCATATTCTCTTGATCTACTGCAAGGGCTACAATTTTTTTAATAACATCTTTTGCAATATCATCTTTTTTGAGTTTTTTCCCTGTCTCTTTATCAGGAACTTTTAACCTATAATAAGTCTTCGCAAACTGTTCAAGCTTATAAAGCTTATCCTCAACTTCACTATTTTTTAACTCAATTAAAGCCTTGTTAAACTCTTGTATAAGTACAGATAAAAACATCTTTTCCTTATCATGTGTGTCTTCAGGATTGAGTGTAGCTATATATCTAAGTTCATCCCAGTCAATCCCTTTTTCTAAATCTGTCTTTTTATAATAGTAAATAGTAGCTCTTTGAATATTTAGAGCTTTTGCAATATCCCCAACCCCATAACCATCATCTACAAAGAACTTTCTTGCTTTTTCTCTTTTTTCCATTTTCTTACCCAATAATATTAACTTTAATTCTTAGAGCGTAAATCATAAGATTTTTGTTTTTTTCTAATGGTCTACAATATTCTAATTCCATTACAGGATTAACTGGGGATTCTCCACTTGTATTAATTTCATTTAAAGCTTTGTTTAACTCTTTATAAATCTTTGTTTTATCCTTATTAAAAAAAGCAGTTGCAACATAAAGAACAAAGTAGTAATCTACATTTGCAATATTATTTATACTAAGATCTTCAAATCCTAAATAAGCACCCTCTCTTGTAATTGGTGCACTTAAAGGGGTACATTCAACATTGTCTGTTATAATCTTTTGAGCTTTTTCTATATTTATCATGTAAATTCTCTCCTTGTTCCTACCATTGCATAACAACTTTTTGGCTCTTCCCCCTCAATTGCTTCTTCTTGTATATTTAAAGCTTCTTTTACCTCTTTTAATGCAATATTGTAAATTTTGGTATGTTCCTCAGTTATCTCAACCTGACTTACCAACAATAAAAACCTATGGTAGGCAATATCAATCCAGTAAGCCTCTCCTAAATCTTTATTTTTGATAATACTTTTTGATTCACTAATAGCTGTATCAATATGAGAGTCGATATCCTCTATCGACTCTATATCAGATACTTGAAGCTCTACTTTTTTTAAAATTCTTGATTTTAATAAAGCCTCATCCATATCTATGCTCCAGTTCCATCACTAAAATAAGCTAACTGCCAGAATGTATAACCTGCGTTATCCATTGCATCGATACCATAATGCATCTTTTTAGATTTGAACATCTCAGTATCATCACTATCCACCTCTGCTTCTTTTGTGATTTGGATTACAAAAGGTTTAAGAGGTCTAGAGTTATCAGCCAAGCACCATTCCCCATCTGCTAATTCAGGAAGCACTTCATACTCAACCAACCCTTTTGTTGTATTTGTTGAACCCTCAATAACTACAGATTCTAAAATCTCAACTGCTTTTGCTCTAAGATTTGATGCAACATATACAATTGATGGCATAATCCCATAAGAGTTTCCATTTGCATCTTTTCTATTGATCATCTCATCATAAACTGTATTAAGATTCTCAGCATTAAATGGAAGATCAGTTAAGTTAGACTCAGCTTCACCCCCAATATCGTGATCAGCAGCAAAGAACTCTTTACCATCAAAGCAAGTACCGTTTGTAGTGATCAGTTTTCCAATATAGGCGTTTTTATGTCTAATAGGCACATGAGCTAGATCAGTCACTCTTGGTTTTACAAATCCAAGATTATCAAAAAGAATATCATCTCTAGTAACTGTTACAGATGCTTCCCAGTCTTTTTTAGAGATAGTGTACTTATGAGCTTCTAAATCTCTTAGATCTCTATCATTTACCCATTCCTTCATACTTGGAAAATCAGACAGCCAAGCATAGTCCACCGTATGGTTTTTCGTTTTTACCACCGTTGCGTGTTTTTCATATTTTTTATCAACAGCTTTAAAAGCATCATTAAAAATCTTTTTAACACCTCTTGTAAGATCTGCTACATTTTCTCTATTTACTATCATTTTTCACCTCCGTTATCATTCTGTGAAATACCTAATTGTTGCCATACTTCATTATCCCCTTTTTGTTCACCACCTTGCTCTTGATTATTTACATCAAGATTTTCTTGTAGCTGCTGATTGTTTTTTTGCTGTGGTTTTAAAGTAGCTAGATAGCTATCTAGCTGATTTACTTCTAAAGTAATTGCAAAATCTTTTTGATTAGGAAGTAATATTCCACTTGCGATTGCATTATCTACTTTTGTCTCTTTTAACTGATCAGTAAGACTTGAAATAGTCTTATCTTTCTCATCATTTGAATTTTGAAGCGTATTTACTTCTTTTTCTAACCCTTCAACTGTTTTTGCCATATTGTTATCTTCCTCACTTTCTATAGTTTCAGTTTGTGGTTGCTCTTCTCTATTAAGAGCTTTGTTTAATAGATTTGGTTGATTTACCAGTCCTACACCGACGATTCTAGTTACATTTCGCTCCCTATCTACCATAAATTCAGGCGATAAATATCTCCAATGTCTATTTTTTATAGCATCATCTCCGAGGTTATTAGGCTCTAAACTTGCATAGATTCCGTCACTCTTTATTTCTAAAGATGAGATTGGAAACCATCCATAAGCTTCACTTCCCCAGTGATTCTTATTTAGAACAATATCAATACCTCTACTTGTAGTATTAGCAACTACTGCATTGCCATCTATCTTATAAGTTCTACCATCCACCCCTACCACATCTCCAACTGGAGATATTTTTACTTTCTCATTCTCTTGAAAATTTAATTCAATAAATGAGCTTGAGTTAAGTTCAACTATTTCATCTTTCATCCATTTCCTTTTTTTGAAATTCCATAACATATTATTTGAAAATCTTTTTTATTTCACTCTATATACCTGCTATTTAGAGTGATTAATATTTTTTATCTTTTTATAATGTGGTATCTTTTTTTGAAGGAAGGAATATGGCGTTACCTTTATATGCACCTATAGAATTTTGGAGAAATAAGTCTATTTCTTTAAAAAAAGAGTGTAATGGTTGTGGTTCAGAGTTGGACTTAACTGGGAGGTTAGTACCAGATACAATCTACGGACTTAATATCCGTGATTCTTGCTGTTGCCCTCATGATCATATGTACCTTAAAGGGGTTACAA